GGGATGAGCATGCTCTTCTTACCTTGACGGCGCGGCTTATTACCCATCGCTCCAGCGGCTCGAGGCCGCGTCATGGTCGCAGGGCTGGCCGGCGGCGGCGGGGGGATCGGCGGCGGCGGGAGCTCAGGCGGGGGCGGAATCTTCGGGGAACACATGTCAGTCTTCCTTTTGCTTCTCAGCGTGTTGAAGGAGAAAGTCGATCAGGCTGCGCTGGCCCGTCCGCATCCAGATCTCGCGATCCGTCCACGTAATGTCCGGGTAACGCGCGGGAAAGCGCTCATCGAGCGCCGCAAGCAGCGCGCCGTCAATCGGCGGGAGCTCTTCAGCCAGCACTTCGCGTGCGCTTTTGTTGTTGTCTCGTACTTCCACTAAATCACCACTTGGATCTATTTGCCCAATACGCCGCAGACATCTTGCCTTTGGCAATGTTCTTTGCGTGCCTTGCCTTGAAAGCCTTGTTGCGCGCGGTGCCGTCAGGCGAACCCTTCACGCCTTGCTGCCCGAAGCGAATCAGCTTGACCTGATCGCCTGACTTAGCGAGCACGGCGTGGCTCTTGGTCTTGTGACCGGGCGTTCTCTTCGGCTTGTTGTAGCCAGAGAACTTCTCACCCCTGTAGTTGATTGCCATCAGCGGCTCTTCTTTCTGGTCGGCTTCTTCTTGGCAGTCTTGGCAGCGGCGCGGAAGTCAGCATCAGACGGAGCGCCCTTGGCGCCCTTCTTCCGCATCGGCTTGCCCGCTTTCCGTTTAGCGTTGATGTTCGCGTATAGGCCCTTCTTTGCCATAGGAGATCAAGGTTGGTTGGGGCTGCGCTTATCCGACAGGAAAGCAGCCAGAAGCACGGAGTAGTTTATGAGATCAACGAGCGTGTCGTGGACCGTTTCGTCGCTTACTTCTAGCTTACCAGCTTGGACGTAGCTAGACAGACGCGACATCTTATCGGTCATCCTAACAAGGAATCCTTGCTCCGTTGAGCAGATTCCCAGCGCCTCGACCCGCTCAAAGTTCGCGAACGGCTGCCTGCCATGCTCCGCATCTCCGGCATAGTCTTGGTTCTTGGCTTCCATCAGGCTGCGAGCCTGCTCGGTCAGGGCAAGATGGAACCGCAGGAGCTCCTCTCGATTCATGCGCTGGGGGGCATCCAAAGCTCCACCTCCTGAGTCTCGTAGTCGTAGTCTCCGGGCCTGAGGATGTAGGCCAGCCGTGCCTGGAGGATCGCGTCCTCCTCAGGGTGGCCCGCTGCGGCGTAGCGCTTGACCACCGCCGGCCACCAGTCCGCCTCGTCCAGAGGATCGAGGAGCTTGTGCGCCGAGACCGGCCCGACCCCTGGACAGCCAGGGTAGTTGTCCGTCGAGTCGCCGGTCAGCGTCTGAACCATGTGCTGGTAGTTCGCCTCCCGCTCCGTCACCTTCTTGATGCCCTCGTCCGGCTTGTTCGGATTGAAGTGCCGGCCGGGCACCGTAAGTAGGTCCTTGTCAGACGAGCACAGGATGTCCGTGCGGTTGGCGTTCAGCCCCAGCAGGTCGTCGGCCTCCAGGCCCTCCTCTTCGAGCACGTCCCACCTGCTACGGATGAAGTCGCGCAGCGGATTGATGACCACCGGCTTGCGGACGTTCTTCCGGTTCGCCTTGTACTGAGGCTCGAGACCCTTGCGCCAGTTCTGCGGGCCAGACAGGGCGATCACCACGTCCTGGGTCTTGGTCGCGTCTCTGAGCTTGTTCACCCAGATGATCATCGACTCGCGCGCCTCGTTCATGTCACCGCTCAGTGACCAGAAGTCTCCGCCCCAGTCCACAGCGGTCTCGACCGAGAAGCCGATCTGGTAAAGGGGGATGTCCCCGTCGATGACGAGTCTGCGTTTCCTTCCCATCAGTGTGTCTCCGCCCAGTTGGTGCCAATAGCAAAGTCAGCGTCCATCGGGCAGGACAGCTGAAGAACGTGCGTCGTATTGCGGATGCTGTCAGCCAGCACATGCCCGAGCTCTTCCGCAATCTCCTCCTCGCATGACCACTGCACCTCGTCGTGAACGTGTGCGACCATGTAAGCTCGATCCTCCCAGCCGCGTGCGAGAACCTCGTTGTGCATCTCGACTGTAGCCACCTTCATGATGGTAGCGCCAGCGCCTTGCAGCAGCGTGTTGAGCGCCTTGTGCGGAGACCGGACGGGGAGCCTGTGCCGAAGCAATCCACGCAAGTAGCCTCGAGCCTCGGCAGCGCGGGCAACGCGGTCCAGTAGGTTGCCGAGCGCTGGCAAGTTCTTGAGGAAGCGCTTCTTCAGAACCGCGCCCTGCTTTGCGCTCGCGCCCACGATCTCGCCCAGCTTCTTCGGCCCAGCGCCGTAGCACACTGCGTACGCAAACACCTTGGCTTGGTCCCTTGTGTCCAGGCCGGCAGCCTTCTGATTCGTGGTGTGGATATCACCGTTCAGGATCACGTCCACGTAGTCCGGGTCGCGCATGTAGTGCGCCAAGCAGCGGAGCTCCAGCTGCGCCGCATCGCACCCGACGAGCTTGTGCCCAGGCTCGACGGTGAACAGGCTGCGGAACTCCTTCCCGTACGGGCTGCGCGTGGAGGGAACCTGCCCAGTGTTCGGCCGGCTGTGGCTCGACCGCCCGGTGACCGTTCCCCAGTGCACTACGCGGCCGTGGATCCGGCCGTTGGTCTCGAGCTTGAGGTACGCCTCGTTGCCCTCGCCAAGCATGCCTAGCCTCTTGGCTACCATGAGATACTCCGCGAGGCGCCGCGCCTCCGGGTACTCCATCGCCGTCAAGACGCTCTCGTCAATCTTCGGCTCGCCAGTAGCAGTGTACTGCGCCGGCTTCCAAGCGTACTTGTCGATGAACGCGCGAGCGATCTGCGCCCGGCTCCCTGGGTTAAAGGGAATCGTCTTCTCCTTCAGCGGCCCAGGGTAGAGCTCGGGGCGCACGCTTGCCGGCGCGTCCTTCTTCACCCTGTACTGGTTGCCGGCAGTGTCCTTGTAGTACTGCGGAGTCTTCATCTTCACCACCTCGGGCGGGAAGATCGTCTGTAGATCGCGCTCGAGCTCGTCCTTCCGCTGCACCAGCTGAACGTACAGCGCCGTCGCCGCTCCCTTGTCGAACACGAACCCGTTCGCGCTCTGTTTCTGCAAAGCGGCGGCGAAGTCATGCTCGATCTGGATCGCCTCCGAATCCATGTACTGGTGGTCCACAGTCAAGTACAAGTACAAGCGGCGCGTGACCTCCACGTCCTGCATGCAGTACTTACCCATGGCCTCGGAGTACTCAGACCAATCCGTGGTCTTGCCGAAGTCCTGCTTGGCGCACTTCAGCCGAGCTCCCCAGGACTCAAGGCTGTGCCGGCCACGAAGCTGGCGCGGGATCGCAATGTCTTCAGGCACCGCCCAGTCATCGGCCGTCCTAGCGGGGTGAGCCATGCGTCCCATGATCATGGTGTCACGCACGAGACCCTTCGGCCGCCAGTTCGGGAAGAGCTTCTTGATCGCGGGGATGTCGAAGCCGACCACGTTGTGACCGTAGATCACGTCCTGCTCTGCGAGGAACGCGAGCCCCTCCTCGATGCGGTCAGGACCGTAGAGCTCAGTGGTCTTACCGCCGAGGCTACTCACGCCGATGCAGTGGATGACCTTCAGCCCTTCCAGAGTTTGGAAGTTGTCGATGGCGTTCGTCTCGATGTCGAAGCAAACCTCAGAAGTCATCGTGCTCCTCCGGCTCAGGAGTAACAAGGGTAGTCTCAACGAGCCGGCCGCTGCCCTTCTGGTACTCGAGCCAGCCAGCGAGCCCGGTGTCCCCGCTGTACCTGTTCTTCAGCACACGCACCGTAGTAACGTTCGGGTTGTCTCCCTGCTGGTTGCGCTCCAGACCGATGACAGCATCGGCCAGCTGCGCGATAGCGGCCGAACCTCGCAGCAGGTTCAGCGAAGTAACGCCGCCCTCTTCCAACGGCTTGCCCTCGCCACGCCGTAGGTGACTGACGAGGAACAGGCGAATGCCGTTCTCCTCCACCAGCTGGCGCAGCTTGGTGCAGACGGCGTCGATGCGCCGGCGCTCGTCGCCTCCGTCCAGGGCCGAGACCACGATACTCAGGTGATCGAGGAACACCGTCTTGACGTTGCAGCCCTTGATCATCTGCCTGATCTTGTTGAGCAGGCGGTCGTTCTCCATCGAGCCGAAGTGGTCGTACAGCACCACGCGCCCCGTACCTACTGTGGCATCGTAGGCTCGCCGTAGATCTTCTTCGCTCGTGGCCTTGAAGACGTGGTCGAGGTGGAGCGGCGAGTCGATGGACACTCCCATGATCCCCAGGCAGCTGCGCTCCACGCTCTCCTCCAACGCGATGTAGCCCACGTTCTCGTCAGGGTTGACGGTGAGCAGGTGGTACGCGAGCTCGCGACAGATCGAACTCTTGCCGATGCCAGTGCCACTGCACAGCACCACCATCTCGTACGCTCGCATGCCGTGCAGCTTCTCGTTGACGGCCTGCCACGGGTAAGGAGTGCTCGCGAAACTCTCGCGCGTCTTGATCTTCTCCCAGAGCTCCGGGTCGTCTCCGAAGACGAGGCCGTCCGGCCGGTGCGTGCGAGCCCGGAAGATAGCGTTCAAGATCTCAGCGCCCTGGTCAGCGACGAGCATGTCGCTCGCGTCCTTCATCGGCAAAGTCGCGATCTTAGCCTTGCCCGGGACAAGAAGCGGCTCGAGCCTGCGCCGAGCTCCTGACGTACTCGAGGTTGTGGCTCACGCACT